AAATGCTTCAGAACGTATGCGTATAGATTCGTCTGGAAACTTACTTTTAGGTACTACTACAGCCGCTGCTGGTGATTTAGTTATAAAAGATAAAATTAACGCTGGTAATACAATATGGATGATTGGTAGAGCTTCAGACGGCACATCTTCTGTTAGTTTCCGAAATAATGCAGATAGTGCTTATTTAGGAAGGATTCAAACGGATAGCAGTAATGGTATGCAGTTTCAAGTTGCTGGCTCAGAACATATGAGAATAAAATCTGACGGAAAAGTTGGCATAAATGTTAACCCTGCTTATCAATTTACTGTTGAAAAAGCTGTAGCAAACGATTGGGTTTCAAGAATCTATAACTCAAACACAAGTTCTGGTTATGGTCTTTTAGTAAGATCGGATAATAATACTACTGATCAAGCTGCATTTAGCGTTTACTCCAATGGTCAGCATAGATTTCAAGTTAATCGTTCTAGATCTCTTTTTAATGCTTCTAATGGTTCACAAATATGTAGCTTTGATAGCGATGGAATAAAGTTTGGAACTGACACCGCAGCAGCCAACGCACTTGACGACTATGAAGAAGGTACTTGGACTCCAACTATGGCTACTTCTAGTGGTGGTAATCTAAATGGTTCTTACGGTACACGAGCAGGGAGATACACAAAAATAGGTAGAATAGTACATTGTAGATTTGATGTAACTTGGAGTAACTGGACTAACAGAAATGCTACAGTCATGATAAAAGGTTTACCATTTACTAACTACAGTACAAATGCACTTGGTGGTTATGGTGCACCACAATTTAGAGATTTAAGTGGCATAAATGATGACATAAGAAGAAATGGTAATAGTTCTTGGCTTAATAATGGTACTGATATTTATATAATGGCATATAATGATTCTGGAACTGAATATTATGTTAGTGCTAACGATTCAGGCAGAATAACTGGCGAATTTATTATTTATAATAATAATTCCTAGACCGCAGCTACGTCTTAAAACTAAGCCTAAACCTGTTTTAATCGGAGATTAATCCTAATGGCATTAGCCGAATCAATTGAATACGACAAGATAGAAGTTGTCGGTTTATACAAAACGGTGCAAGTCCGCAAAGCAACAGTCATTAAAAAAGATGGCACAGAAATGGCAAGGTCTTACGAAAGATATGTACTGCAATCTGGTACGTTAGATGCTTCTGACAATTTAGTTGATACTGACATATCAGCAGAACCAGCAGAAGTTTCAGCAATCTGTAATGCGGTATGGACTACTGATGTAAAAGCAGCTTGGAAAGCTAAACTAATAGCAGATAAGCCAGCAGAATAATGTCAAGACCTACAACCGAAGAATTACAAGCTGAACTACAGGAAGTGGTCACTAAGCATAACCAAGCACAAGATGTTATGAACCAATGTAAAACTAGGTTTACTGAAATACAGGCAATATTAAAAGATAGAATTGAAGATACTACTGAGTCTTAACAGTACGCTGTAGCATCCCTAGGGTTACATACAACGGTGCTAAAGCACAGATTCCCATAAAGGTTATAATGGTGACAGGCATCAATGCCTTTAAAAATGCTTCTTTAATCATATGTTTAATAAGATTGCCAATGTTTTGAGCATTGTTTCTTTTCTAATGGTAGCTTCCATGAGTGGTGGAGCATACTTTGGTTATAAGTATGTAACGTCAGAACAGTTTAAAAGTAAAGTTATGAATCAAGTAATGAAAGAAGTACAAACAATATTACCAGGACAGATACAAAAGAAACTTCCTAAAGTAACAGGCAAATCATTACCTTTCTAAGTGGAGATACACGAAATAGGTATTCCAGAAATAAAAATACCTGATGTTTATATACCACCAGTAGTCTTACCTTCGTTTGATGTTCTTAATGTAGAAACTGTAGGTTGTACATATTATCACCGAGATACTAGAAATACAGGTAATAGAAATCTGCTGATAGAAGATCCTAATGGTGTAAGTAGTAGCTGCCCCTATCCATCATTTATACCGATGAACTATCAGGCAGATCAGTTAATAATTACAGAACAGGCTGCACCTGTAGAAAAAGAACCTGATAAATTACCAGAAGGAGAAATACCAAATCCACAGATACCAAAAGATAAAAAAGAAGAACCTATAATCCCTGACTGCCCTGGTAAAACCGATAGAAGGGTAGGAGAATTTACATCAGAATTACGAACAGAGCGTGTCAAAGAGTATAAAAGAGGTGATGATGGGATAGAGTGCATCACGATTTATGAAGACATTCCGTTTATCGACCAATATATACCTACACCTAGCACTCTGGTCTCTACTGCTGTTATCGCTTCTGTGGCTGCGACTACTCCTTTACTTCTTAATTTAGTAAAGCCTTTGGTAAAGAACACTATAAAGAAACTTACTTCTCGGAAGTCAAAGAATGAGAGTGAGGAATAACTTGATTTGGAGGTACTGTAACTTTTATACCTTTGCAGATGGTTGCATATTCTCCAACAAAGACAACACCGAGGTTTGCTTGCTCACCACAGACCTTTAAACGGAACAGGGCAAGCTCTAATTCCATCTTCTTATGCAATAGCTCCTGATTCTTTATATTGACCTGTGTGGCCTTGTGGCAAAGGTATGGGGCTTTTCCTAGAGGAATACTTATCTGAGCAGAAATGCCGTAGTTTAGATTAAAGTTTTCTTTCTCAAATCTAGGTGTTTCCTGTACATACTTAATAGCACCAGTATCTTCATCATAGATATTTTGTCTCGTCACAGTTTCTTTTGGGGTATTAAATGACCACGCATCTGTTAGATATGGGGTAATTGTAAGAGAAGGAGAACTACAAACAATACCTTGAGACATACGAAACTGTGGTGTTGATTGTGGGGCAATCATGGTTGCATTATTATTAACAGTTCCCTGTGCATTGCTTGAAGGACTAGCTACAGTAGTGTTAGCCAAAACCCTTACAGGGCAAAGAATTAGAGCTATTGCCCAAAGGTACTTTCTACAGTTACGGTGGTGGTTGTATTTATTGTTCTGCTTATATTGGTTATTGTATCGAGTCCTGGAGCTATGATTGTCTCCTGTAGAGAAAATGGAGAACCTTCCGTTACTATCTGCCATCTAGGAACAGTCTCCAACGTAGGACTTGTAAACGAAAAGTTGACGTTGTTAATGGTTTGAGTAGCGTCTTGTGATGGTGTTGGGTTGATATAACCATTCGTATCATTGCTTTTTATATTATTGCCACTGGCAGAATATGTATATCCAGTTCGATACTGATAGCTTGAAATTGTTTCATTAATAATACTCTGGGATGTAGAATTAGTGGTTTGACTACCTGTACGAAAGGTAGGCACAACAGGATTTGCAAGGGTTCTTGCAGGTATTAATATTATTAATAGGCAAATCCATTTAGTCAATGGTGATTGTTACAGAAGTACTACCAATACAACTTGTACCGCTACCACCTGCTGAACAAGTGTGTACACCGCTAGATAAGCTAGTCATACCAAGCGATCCGGCAGTTCCTCCACTACCTACAGTTGTTTGTCCTGATAGATGAGGTAAAGCTGCTATCCCTGCCGATGGGGTAACAGCAGAAGGAGTTGCATCTCCCATTGTAATTGACTCGGTAAGAGCGAACGATGACCCTGCTGTTGTAACTGCTTTATCAGTTTGAATCATTGCCGGAACACCTGCGGTTAATGAGCCAACATTTAATCCACCAATAACACCAGAAGTTGTAGATCCACCAGAAGTAACAGAAGGAGTAATATTAGTTCCTGATAAAGAATAAGTTGTTCCTAACTTGTTAGTCACAGAGTAAGGTGCATCTACTGAGATCTGTGCAGAGGTTACAAACTTCTGCGTTATATCAGCATAAACAGGTGTCGCTGCAAGCAGTAGTAGTGGTAGTAGTTTTTTCATTGGATACCTACGTTTGAATCTTTATTATCTACTATCTTTGGTGCTTTGCCATTGCCATTACCGTTACCATTTTTCTTTTTACCTACCTGCAAGCCGAAAGAAGCCAAACTTCCACTAAAAATCGAAGCGATGAAAGTTGGATCAAAGTCCACTATCTTCTTTCCATCAGCAGGTTCGTAGTAAGAAAGAGTCAGCAT